CATATGAAAATTTTTATTAAACACCCCAAGCATGAACCACGCCCAATTGAAATGGGTAGCGGAGCAGAAAAAACTATTGCTGCTATGGCAATTCGATTGGCACTTCTTTCAGTTTCTAGTCTGCCGAAATCAGATGTTTTTATCTTAGACGAGCCCGGCACTGCCTTGGACGCAGATAATATGGATGGATTTATTTCCATCTTAGAACTAATTAAGTCATACTTTAAAACTGTTATTTTGATTTCTCATCTTGACAGCTTGAAAGATTGTGTAGACCAACAAATTGTTATTGATAAAAAAGAGGGATTTGCACATATAAACATTTAGGAGAAAACTATGGCACAACCAAATAAAAAAGTTAGTTCCACTTTTACTATTAATAAGATTCTAAACCTTACTAATAATAATGATCACGACATCAGCGTAAAGCAGGTGCCGTTTTTTTTGAATAACGTTGGAGCCCCCACCATAAAAGGTAAAATAACGACACCGGCCTACACGGTAACAACATAAAGAGGTGTATTATGATGACTAAACAAATTATTGATAAAGGGCTAAATAAATTACTATCCAGAAAGCTCATGGTTTGGGTGACTGCCACGTGCTTAATGATATTTGGAGATTCACTAGCTAGCGAAGATTGGGTTGCCATTTCTTTAGCATATATTGGGATTGAAGGTCTTGCAGATATTGCAACTCGATGGAGGCACGGCAAATAATGAGTTGGTTGGCCATAAAAACTTTTTTAAAGAAATGTTGGGCATGGCTTAAACATAATTGGAAAGCTCCATTAATTGTTATATACACTATAGTTCTGTGGATATTCTTTAGAAGAAAAGACGATGCGATGAAAGTTTTAGAAACGCGCACCGAAAGCTATAAAAAACAAATAGATGCCATTAACGATATTCACGATCAAGAAACCAAGAAAAAAGATAAAATTCTGGAAAACTATGGCAAAATAGTTACCGACTTAGAAGAGAAGTATAAGAAAGACAATCTAGAGTTGGATAAAGAAAAGAAAAAAGAAATTAAAAATCTTGTAGAAAAATATGATGAGAAGCCAGATGAGCTGGCAAAACTTTTAGCAGAGAAATATGGGCTAGAATATGTTGAATAAGTTACTAGTTTTATTTTTAATGATTTGTGTGACTTTTGTCCCGACGATTGTTTTTGCAGAGGTAACACCGTTGCTTCCCCCCAAAGGAAGAATAACAGGATTGAGATATAAACAGCCTGCTCCCTATTCTGGGGTGCTTTTAAATAGTATTGCCGCGGCTAGCCTCTTGACAAATAGAAACTTTTCTGAAAAGCAATGGCAGCTTAAGCTGAAATATGAACTAGCAAAAGAAACCGCCCGCCTGCAATTAATTATAGAGACTCAAAAAGTTACTTATGCCTCACTACAGGAAAAACATAAAACACTACTTGGGATTAAAAATAAAGAAATTGAACGCTTGACTGAGATTGCTGCCAAAAAGCGCGACTATACAATTTGGTGGACTGCCGGGGGCATTATTGTTGGAATCGCACTAACTATAGCGGTTGTTTATGCCGTGAGACCACAGGAGTAAAATAAGATGCCTAGGCCAGCTAATTTATCAATGGATCAGCTAATGCGCATCATAACTAAAACAGCGCAAGGCGAGGGCGATATCACAGCTATTACTGCTGGTAATGGCTTATCTGGTGGGGGCTCTCGCGGTGATATAACATTGGCGGTCGATATTAACGACGCTACCGATGGCACCAATATCACTGTTGGTGGGACTGATTTGCTTTTACTCGCAGACGCCAATGATTCGAACAATGTTAAAAAAATTCAGGTGTCTCAATTAACTGCCTCTCACACACCAGCCGGCGCAGACACTCAATTACAGTTTAATAATAATGGTCAATTTGGTGCCATCTCAACTTTTACTTACGATGGCTCTAATTTAAAAGTAGCCGACGATGTAAAAATAAATTTTGGAACAAACGCTGATGCTTATATAACATACGACGAGGCGTCTTCTGACTATCTTATTATTTCTGGGTCAAATACGGGCCTCCAATTACAAGCATCAAAAGTATTAATGCCTGGAATGCTGGGCATAGGTAATTTAAGCCGCGCTAGCGTTAGTCATGGAATCACACTTCCAGACACCGCAGATGAAACAGGGAGAATAAAGGCCAACGCGTTTGTAACTTATTCCTCTGTTGCTCTTAAAAATAATATATCTAAGATCGAGAGCCCAATTGATATCCTAGGCAAGATTGAGGGCGTTACATTTAACTGGAAGAGTAATAATAGAAAAGATATTGGCTTTATTGCAGAAGATGTTGGCAAGCATATGCCAGAGATTGTTGAGTGGAAAAAAGAAAATATAGAGGCTCATGGGATGGACTACACCAAATTAGTTCCAGTTCTTGTCGAGGCAGTGAAAGCCCAACAAGAAGAAATACTTAGCCTACAGACGACAGTTGCGGATCTAAAAAATAAATTAATTAATAAAAAAAATAATTAATATTTTTAGTAAAAACGAGGTGCTGCTCCCTAGTTATGCTGCTCCCACCCAACCAATATGAGTGGGGCTTTCCATAATCTTTATTGATTGTGGAAATAAAATGCACTTCTTTATATTCTAGAGAAGATGATAAACATAACTACCAAAGGAGGAAATTAAATTATGTCTAGTCCCGCATCTGTTACCCAATATGGTCCATATATTGACCTACAAAACTACGATGGTGATTCTAACACCGCCCCGGCCACTAGTGGCTCTATCTATCTCACAGGCTCTGACGCCAGCGAACGTGTAAGAACGCTCGTGGGTATCTTAACCCCCGCAATTAACCTTAATAGCTCAACCGAAGTCACGTCCGTTCTTGACCAGGACAATATGTCGTCCGATTCTGCCACCGCTCTTGCGACACAACAATCAATTAAAGCTTACGTCGATTCCAAGGTCGGAGATTCAGACCTCGACTTCCAAGGCGATTCCGGAACGGGCGCCGTCGACCTTGATAGCCAGACCTTCGATATCGCAGGAGGAACCGGCCTCACGACCGTCGCTGGCAGTCAGACCCTTACAGTCAATGTCAACGGAGTTCTCGAAGATCTAAATACTCTAGGCGCAGCAAGTGTTGATGGGGAATTCATCGTTGCAACCGGCGCTGGAGCTTTTGCTTACGAAAGTGGCGCAACCGCTCGAACAAGTATGGGCGTAGGAACTGACGACAGTCCTCAGTTCACTGGCTTGACTCTTACTGGTGATCTTACCGTTCAAGGTACCACAACTACTCTTGACACTTCAACTGTACAGGTAGAAGATCCGATCATGCAGCTTAACTACAGCGATGGTTCGGCAGCTGCCGGCGCAAACTCTGGTATCCAAGTTGGCCGTGATGGCTCGACCGACGCCCTTTTACAGTGGAACGAGACCACGGATCTCTGGGAAGTTGGTATCGTAGGTACTCTGGTCCCGCTCGTGGGAACTACAAGTACACAGACTCTTACCAATAAAACTCTAACGAGTCCCGTATTAACCACACCTCAAATCAATGACGCCTCCTCTGATCATCAGTATGTGTTTGCGGGCAGCGAACTTACTGCTGATAGAACGGTTACGCTTCCATTGCTCACCGGCGCTGATGAGTTCACGTTTAACGCCCACACGCAGACTCTTACCAACAAGACTTTAACAGCTCCTGCTATTAATGGTGTTGTGGGTGGTACAGCCACTTCGCAAACTATTACGGCCCTTACAACGGCTGGGATTACCGCGACCGCTGATATTGATATTGGAGCTTACGACTTGCGTGCCTCAACTTTTACTGCTGATAGTTTAACAAGCGGTCGAGTTCCATTTGCTAGCACAAACGGGCTTCTTATTGACGATTCGGATTTTACTTTTGCAACTGATACTTTGACTGTTACCAAGCTTGGCGCTTATGAGCAGGCAGGTGCTGTCAACTTCTCTGATGAAGCAATGACCAATGTCAATATTGACTCTGGCGCTATCGATGGTACTGCCATCGGAGCGGCTTCGCAGTCTACATTAAAGGCAACCACTATTTCTGGTTCTGGCGCTTGCACGCTCGCATCGACTCTTGTAGTTCAAGGCGCCACCACGTCAGGGGGCGTACTCAAAACTGACGACACAACTGAAGCCACTTCTACAACTGACGGTTCTTTACAGACTGACGGCGGTTTGAGTGTTGTTAAGAGTGCTGTTATCGGTGATGATTTGGATCTCTTATCTGACGGCGCAATTCTTAACTTCGGTGCAGATAAAGATGTTTCGTTCACTCACGTTGCTGATACGGGCCTTCTTCTGAATGGCGCCATGGCGATTACATTCAGAGATTCCGGAGTCGGCATCAATTCTGGTGCTGACGGCGCGCTTGATCTTACTTCTGATGGAAGCATTGATATGAATGTCGGCGCAGCCGGCGTTATCGTTAAGGGCACGACGCCGAAGCTCACCATTGGTGATGCAGGCGCCGAAGATACTTTCTTGGTATTCGACGGCAATGCTCAGGATTATCGTATCGGTCTTGATGATGGTACTGATAAGCTTGAGATCGGTGTTGGTGCAGCGCACGGTACAACGACTGCCATGACAATTGACTCTTCACAGCAAGTTGCAATTACTGCTACTACAGCGGCTTCTAGTACCACGTCAGGCGCTCTTACCGTTGCTGGTGGTGCTTCTGTGGCTGCAGACTTGTATGTTGGTGACGACTTAGAGTTAGACTCAGATGGTGCGAAGCTTGGTTTTGGCGCTGATTCTGATGTCAGCCTAACTCACGTTGCTGACACTGGTCTTCTCTTGAATTCCACAATGGCGATTCAGTTTAATGACTCAAGTCAATACATTAAAGCTTCATCGGCTGCAGATCTTGATCTTGCGGCTACAACTGATATTAATATGGATTGTACAACAGTTGATATTAATGGTGCACTTGACGTGTCTGGTGCCACTCAGCTGTCTGGTCGTGTTACAGTCGGTGCAAGCACTTCCGGCCTAGACGTTATATTTTATGGTACTAACGCAAATGATCAGGTCCTTTGGGATGCATCTGAGAATGCGCTAATCATCAAAGATGGTGGCACTGAGACTGTTCGTATGGGTGGAGACGCCACTACTGACTATGCGATTGATGTTGGAAACGGCAGCGCCGGCACGAATAATATCAACAAGATTCGCGCCTCGGCATTCGTAACCTTCTCGGATGAAAGACTTAAGTCAGAGGTTTCGCCTATGCGAAATGCCCTCAAAACTGTTAATTCTCTTAAAGCTGTCGACTTCACATGGAAGGAAGATGGTCAGAGAGACTTCGGTTTCTTGGCTCAGGATATGAAGGATGTCATTCCAGGAGCTGTTCATGGTACTGAAGAAGGCATGTTCGGTGTGGATTACGGTCGCTTGACTGCAGTACTTGTTTCTGCAATTCAAGAGCAATCTGCACAGATTAAAGCTCTTCAAGCCAAGATTAACAAGAAGTAATTAATTTACTTTTTCTTGGGAAGGAGGGAGCTTGTCTCCCTCCTTTTTTTTGTTAAAAATATTTGTTTTATAACTTATAATATAAGTACGTTTTCAACCCGGGTTGGCAGTTGTGGCAGACGAAGAAGATTTAAATAAAATAGCACGAATTGAAAAGGCCATGGTTAAGAAATATGGTGCAGAAACAATTGTTAACCCCAAGTCTTTTTGGACTGACGAAAAAGAAAAAGAATATCTTGAGGAAGTTAAGAAGTTTTATAAAAAAGATGCACAAAAAGAGAAAGTTGAAAAAGACGGCTTTTTCCTTTCAAAGAATCTAATTACTAAGGAAAATAAAAGAAAGTGTTCTGGATGTGGAATATATTCTTTTAAGTTAAAAGACGATTTATATATGAACAAGTTTGATTGCTGCTTTAATTGTTATATTCAATATGTTGAATTTAATGAAGAGCGGTGGCTAGACGGATGGAGACCAAAAAATGAAAATACGCGTGATTAGAAAAAACACAAGACGGATTGACCCCCGCTATTTTCTACATGAAAATGTAGAGGAAACAGAAGAAGAAGAGTCACAGGAAAAGCCATGGCCTCCTCCGATTGAAGATAAAACAAAAGACATTGAAACAAAAGATGAGCCACCGGCTGACCTTAGAACTTTAACATTACCAGAAGAAGACAAGGCGAAGATACTGTCGGTTATTGAAAGTGCATTTAAAAATAAGTCGCATGTTTCCCTAGACGATATCAAGCATGCACTTGAATCGGCTGGCCTAAAATCAGAACCCATACAAAAGGAGCAATAAATAATGGCATCTGTATACGAAATTATAAAAGGAATAAATCAGGCTGCAGCCAACGCTTACGATGGCTCACATGATAAAAGATTTGTGGTGGATGGTGAAGATAAACCAGTCGGTCTTGCCCGTGAAAATGGTTGTGCCATTAATGACTCCAGGGTAATCGATGGTTTTAAGGTGCGTATCTCAGGCCCCAAACTTATTGTTACTTATCAATCAGAGTTGCCAATAAAGTCTTTTCACAACACCAAACTGGATAGCGAAATTGAGCAGACCTATGCTGACATCGCTAAGTTTTTAAAGAAAGAGTATAAGAAAATTACTGGCGACGCTTTGACATTAAAGGCTGATGGGCCCTGTGATGTTCTTTTACAAAATATGTCTAAGATCAGGACTTGGTGTCAGGCTAAGAAAGTTTATACTATTGGTGGCCTTAAAGACACAGAGGCCGTAGGCGTTAATTCCCCCGGAGAAGCAGAAGATAAGCTTAGAGCTGCTGTTGAAAAGTGGCTTCAAACTGGTAAACCAAAATATTCTGGAGCAAAAAAGTCTAGTAATGTTAAGGTATAATGGGATACAAATTAACAAAGAAAGAAATATTAAAAGAAGTGGTAAAGTGTGGCAAAGATTCACGATACTTCATAAGAAACTACGCAAAAATACCACACCCTGGCCATGGCCTGATCCCGTTTAAAACATATGATTACCAAGATGCCCTTTTAAATGACTTTAATGATTACCGATTTACAGTTATTCTTAAGGCAAGACAGTTAGGTATCTCTACAATTGTGGGTGCTTATGTTGCCTGGATGCTGTTATTCCATCGCGATAAAAATGTTCTTGTTGTGGCGACAAAATTAAATACAGCTGCAAATCTTGTGCGAAAAGTTAAGGGAATTATTAAACACTTGCCTGACTGGTTAAAGATTGCTAGTATTGATGTTGATAACAAAAATTCCTTTGAATTAAGTAATGGGTCTCAAGTAAAAGCATCTTCAACATCCGGCGATGCCGGCCGCTCAGAATCATTGTCGTTATTGGTTATTGATGAGGCAGCACATATCGACAACTTATCTGAATTGTGGACTGGTCTTTACCCCACAATTTCTACAGGTGGTCGATGCGTGGCTCTTTCGACGCCAAATGGCGTGGGTGACTGGTTTCACGACGCGTATATTAAAGCTGAAGCTGGCCAAAATGAATTTTTTCCAATAAAGCTT